TCAATTGCAAACGACCTAAAGGATTTTCTGAAAGAGCACATTGTGCCGCTAAAAAAAGGAGAAGTGGTAAAGGGTAATCCAGTTAAATACTGTGTTTACTGTAAACATAAAAAATGGTCATGTATTTGTAATAAACAAAGGAGAACATAATGCCAAAAGACGCATGTTATTATAAAGTTAAAGCTCGCTACAAAGTTTTTCCCTCAGCGTATGCCTCAGGAGCCATTGCAAAATGCAGAAAAGTTGGTGCTGCAAATTATGGCACTGGTGGTAAAAAGAAAAAAACTAAGAAAAAAGCTGAAGGTGGTGTAATCATGTTAAATGTTGGTGGTGCAACCATGCCAAAAAATAATAGAAAACGTGCTTCTAATAAGAAAAATGTAGCACGAGGTTGTGGTGTTGTAATGAGAAGAAAAGAAACGTTTTACGCATAATGGCTGTTAGAAAAACAAAAGCTGGTTTAGCACTTAAAAGATGGTTCAAGGAAGAATGGAAAGATCAAAGAACTGGTAAGAAGTGTGGAAGACAAAAGGGTGAAAAAAGAGGCACTCCTTATTGTCGACCAACTAAACGTATTTCTAAGAAAACACCAAAAACTGCATCCGAGATGACAGCGGCTGAAAAACGTAGTAGGATAGCACAGAAGAAGAGACTAGGACAACCTGCGGGTAAGCCTAGAAGAGTTAAAGCACTTAAAAGGAAAAAGAAATGAACAAAAAAACCGCACTAAACAAAGCCATACAGAATGTAAAAAATAAAACAAATAATAAATCTAAAACAAAAGGTAAACTTAATCCTGGTCTTCAAGCTTTTTTAGCTAAGAAAAAGAAAAAAGCTAATAATAAAAAGAAAATGGTATAAATAATGGCAACTTCAAACTCCAGAGATTTTGAATTAGATGTTTCAGATGCAATAGAAGAAGCGTATGAGAGATGTGGTTTAGAAGTCAAAACTGGATATGATCTCAGAACTGCTAGAAGATCTTTGAATATAATGTTTTCTGAATGGGCAAACAGAGGTTTAAATCTTTGGACAGTTGAACAAAAAACTCAAGCACTTACATCTGGAACTGCATCTTATACATTCACCGCAGATCATGCTGATTTACTTGAAGTTGTAATAAGAAGAAGTGGCACAGACTTTTCACTATCAAGAATGTCTAGGGGTGATTATTTAAATTTACCAAACAAAGATCAATCTGGAAGACCAAGTCAATATTATTTTGATAGACGTATTACACCTGCAGTTATTTTATGGCCGACACCAGACTCTAGTTCAGATAGTTTAATATATTATTATGTGCGTAGAATACAAGATGCCGACACCATGCAAAACACACATGACATTCCTTTCAGATTTCTTCCTTGTTTAGTTGCAGGTTTGTCTTATTATCTATCAATGAAAAGGGCACCAGATAGAATACAAATACTTAAAAGTGTTTATGAAGAAGAATTTCAGAGAGCTAGTGATGAGGATGAAGATAGAGTACCTCTTAAACTTACACCAGATATTAAATACTTGAGGGTGTAATGGCTAGATTTGCAAGTAACAAAAGAGCATTTGGATACTCAGAAAGGTCTGGCTTCAAATATAAATTAAAAGACATGAGAAAAGAATGGAATGGACTCACTGTTGGATATGACGAATATGAAGCAAAACATCCACAATTAGATCCAATACGTGTAGGTCCAGATCCACAAGCTTTAAGAAACCCAAAACCTAGAGTTGAATTTATTAACGCAAAAGTTGAGTTTCCAATATTTGATTTACAAACTATTTCATTTAAAGAAAAACTTAAATTAGAGTCAGCATTAGGCACTGTTACTGTGAGTACGTCATGAGTTTTACATTATCAACACTTAAAACAGCCATTAAAGATTATAGTGAAAATCAAGAAACATCTTTTGTTAGTCACCTAGATGATTTTATTGTATCTGCTGAAGAACGTATACTTAAGGCAGTTGATTTAGAATACTTTAGAAAAAATGTAACGGGAGCGATGACAGCAAGTAATGAATTTTTGGCGGTGCCAAGTGATTATCTAGCTTCATTTAGTTTGTCTATAACGTCTTCGAGTACTAAACATTTTTTACTACAAAAAGATGTAAACTTTTTACAAGAATTTAATCCAGATGGATCAACTGGTAGACCTAAATATTATGCTATATTTGATGTAAATAATTTTCTTATAGCTCCAACACCTAATGATAATTATTCTGTTGAACTACATTATTACTACAGACCAACAAGTTTAAAAGATTCTGGAGATTCTGGCACTACCTGGTTAAGCACGAATGCGCCAAATGCTTTGTTATATGGATGTTTGATTGAAGCATATACATATATGAAAGGTGAACCAGATGTCATGCAATTATACAATCAAAGATTTTTAGAATCTTTATCGAGAGTAAAAGATTTAGCAGAGGCTAGAGAAAATAGTGATGCATATCGAAGAGGACTACCAGAAAGGCCAAGAACTTGACCGAAATAGCTATAGTGGGTTTAGGTGCCAGTTATGCTGATTTTATCGCTGCAAGAGTAAACTCTAAAAAGTTTGATGAGATCTGGGGTATAAATTCTATAGGTGGGATTATTCACGTTGATAGAACAATAATGATGGATCCAGTATCTAGATTTCTTGATACAAAAAACGCAGGCACACAAACTGAAATAGCTAGAGAGTTTTTAAAAAATAACAAAAAACCTATATATACGTGTGATTTAGACAAAAGAGTTAAACATTTAGTTAAATATCCATTAGCAGATGTAGTTAAGGATACTGGACTTTGTTATTTTAATAATACTGTCCCTTATGCCATAGCCTTGGCAATATATGAAAAAGTTAACAAAATTAATTTATATGGTATTGATTATAGTTATATGCACAACTTACATATGGCTGAAGCTGGTAGAGCTTGCACTGAGTTTTGGCTTGCGGTTGCAATAAATAGAGGTATGCAAATTGAAGTTGCACATAGATCAAATTTATTAGATACAAATGTACCCGATGAAGAAAAATTGTATGGATATCACAGATTAGACGATCCTTTGGTACAAACTATTAACAAAGGCGTTCTTGAAGTTAGTAGACAATCTGAACAAAGTTCTCCAGAACCACAAGATAAAACGCCTGTTTTATTTGGAAGGCATGATCATGTTTAATATTAATGTTGCACAAGTTGGAAACGTAAATGTAACAACATCAGAAAATGGTGGTTTATCTGACGAACAAATTGCACAAATAGTTTTAGATAAAATATGCATTGTTTCTAACACCGCACCAGAGCCAATAAGACAACAAGCGTTTGCTTATAAAGAAAATATCAGAAAAATTCTGTTAGATTACGTTGCATTGGCAAAAAAAGAAGAACGTGCTAGTATTGTAAATATTCTAGAAAAGAATGGTGGTAATGATTTAGCAAATTTAATAAGGAGATTATAATGGCCATTACTCAAGCGATGTGCACATCTTTTAAAAAAGAATTATTAGAAGGTGTACATAATTTTAAAAACTCTGGTGGAGATACTTTTAAATTAGCACTTTTTGCAATAAGTAGTGGAGGTAAATCTTCTACAACTGCAACACTAGGTGCTACAACAACTGCACTAGTTACAACTGGAGAAGTTGCTTCAAGTGGCACTTACACCACTGGAGGAGGAACTTTAACAAGAGTAGATCCAACAACTTCTGGAACAACTGCATTTACAGATTTTTCTGATGTAAGTTTTACAACAGCCACCATTACTGCAAGAGGTGCTTTAATTTATAATAGTTCTGATAGTAATAAAGCCGTTGCTGTACTTGACTTTGGTGGTAATAAAACATCAACGTCTGGCACTTTCACAGTTCAGTTTCCAACTGCAAATGCAAGTAATGCAATAATTAGGATTGCTTAATGTCTAGAATTACTGGATGGGGGCGAGGGACTTGGGATGAAGGTCTTTGGGATAGTCCGCTTCCAGTAGAGGTAACTGGTGTTTCTGCGACCACTGGTTTAGGAACCGCTTTACAAGCTTCAGAATATCCAGTATCGGGAGTAGTAGCTACATCTGCATTGAGCGATGAAAGTGTAACTGCCTCAGCTTTAGTGGCTGAAACTGGTCTTGTAGGAACAACTGCATTAGGTGATGAAAATGTTGTTTGTGACGTAAGCTTTGCTGTTACTGGATTAGGCGCAACTGGTGTTTCTGGTGATGAAACTGTTAGTGCCTCAGCACTTGTAACCGAAACTGGTCTTGTAGGAACAATAGGTTTTGGTGATGAGCAAGTTGTTGGAACTGCATTAATCACTCCTACGGGATTGAGTGCAACTAGTGCTATAGGTTCTACTGTAGTTGAGTCTAAATACGCAGTTACTGGTTTTGAATTGACATCTGGTCTTGGAAATGAGAATGTATATCAAGATGTGGTACCAAGTCAGACACCTAATTATGTAAGTGTAAGTGGTGCGACAACTGAGTATACTAATATAACTCCAAGTCAGACTGATACTTGGGTTGAGATTAATAAGGCGGCATAATGGCAAGTTCTTTTTCTACAAATTTAGGTGTCGAAGTAATGGCATCAGGCGAAAAGTCTGGTACTTGGGGCGACATAACAAATTTCAATTTAAATATTGTTGATAGATTAGTTTCATTAGGTGATCTAACTGCAAGTGATACAACAACAGATTTGAGAATTAGACTTGATTCACCAGTATCTGGTTCAAGTAATGTTCAAACTGGTATGTTTTCTGTAGTGAATGTAAAGGATAGTGGATCTGATTTAGGTGGCAACAATACAGTAAGTATTGTACCAAACACTTCGTCAAGGTTTTTTATAATTAAAAATAGTCTTTCTGGTTCAAGAAGTGCTATTATTACACAAGGTTCTGGTAGCACAGTAACCATAGCAAATGGTAACACAGATATTGTTTTTTGTGATGGTGCTGGATCTGGAGCAGCGGTTACTAGTATTGGTGACTCATTACAACTAACAAACAATGCTGCAATTGCGGCAGAGGCCACAAGTTTGGCCATAGCTTTAGGATAGGAGAAAAAAATGGCAGATGAAGCTATAGCGACCATACAGGTTAGTGTCTTGCCCGATGAGATAAGAAGAACTTTATCATCGACAATGACAGTTACACCTGCTGATGCTAATGATAAGTTTTATTACAAACTTACGAGCGTATCAAATTCAAGCACTGATTTAATCGCTGGTAATTATTTAGATTACACTGCGGTTGATGATGACACTGCACCAACTGCGGTTGCAACTGGTGATAAAGTTAAATTTTTATTTGTAAAAAATGTTAACAGTTCTGATGCAAGTATATTTCTTGTGTTAGATGCAGGGACCGCATCAAGTTCTGCAACAGATGGAATAACAATAGGACAGAATGAATTTTTTTGTGCAAGACTTCCTAATACTACAGTGGCTGATATTCATGCTATTTCATCTGCTGGAACTGTAAATGCAGTTGTAGTAGCTTTACTAGATGATGTAGGTTAAGGAGGTGTAGATGGCTAATACTTTTAAAAACAAGGTATATGATGGCACCTCTAATACATCTGCCAATGCCGAGATGCTTGTTTATACTGTGCCTTCTTCAACAACAACAGTTGTAATAGGATTAACATTAGCCAATACTTCTTCTAGTCAAATTACTGCTAGTATTAAGTTACACTCAACACAAAATGTATTCCTTGCTAAAGACATACCAATACCAAGTGGATCTAGTTTTGAATATATGGGTGGTAATAAAATCATTATGGAAACTGGACATACCCTTGGGGTAATATCAAATACGGCTGATAGTTTAGATACAGTAGCAAGTATAATGGAGATAACTTAATGCCTTTTATTGGTAATGACATATCTCGTGCTTTTGAGAGTTTACCAACAAGACAAGAGTTTAGTGGCGATGGTAGTACAACTACATTTACACTAAATAAAACAGTAAGTTCAGAACAAGATATAGTCGTATCTGTTGATGGTGTCGTGCAAGAGCCGACAGGAGCTTACACAGTTCCAGATGGAGTTACATTAACTTTTAGTTCTGCACCAAGTTCTAATTCTGGCAACAATATTTTTGTCATGTTTTTTGGAAGAACTTTTGGCACTATTACACCTGCTGATGAAAACAAAGGTAATTTCAAAACTGGTGGTATTTTTAGAACAAACGCTCAGACACTTACCACATCAACAACAATTTTAGCTACAGAAAATGCACAAGTTACAGGAACACTTACTATAGATAGTAGCGTAACATTGACTGTCAATAGTGGTGGAAGGTTGGTGGTATCGTGAGTACAATTAAAGTAGATACAGTTCAAAGTAGTGGTGGTGGTGCAGTTTCGCTTACTAATCAAATTGCAATAAAATCTTACTTTTATATTAATCCAGCAGGTGATGTCACCATTTTAGATTCACTTAATGTATCTTCAATGACTGATTCAGGTACAGGTAGATACGTTGGAAATATAAGTAGTAACATGGATAGTGCTAATTATTGTCAAATTTATGGTGGAAGTAATTCTTCAGCGAGTAGCACAGATATTAATCATCACTTAATGCAATCTGCTTCTGGTAGAGACAAAGCTTCAAATAGATATGCAGAGTTTGCAACAACAAATGCTGCAGGTAGTTCTTTTGCAGAAGCATTTGCAGCAGATTCTGCTATAGTAGGAGACTTAGCATGAGTGAAATAATACTAGACACAATCACAGGCAAGTCCACTGCAACAACCATAACCATTGGCTCAACACCTGTAGTTAGTGCAAGTGCAAACTCTATGACTATTAGAGGTGAGGGTAGTAATCAGACAAGTATTCAGCAAGGATTATCAAAACTATTTGTAAAGTTTCAAGGTGACGATGCTTCTATAAATGACAGTTTCAATGTTAGTTCTGTAGATGATGATGGTACTGGCTCTAATGGTGTAAACTTTACAACTAACATGGCAGCAATCCACTATGCAACTCATTCTTCAGGATCACATAATTTCGGTGTAGTTGATGATGGTTGGGTTACTGGTGTGGCATCATCAGATGGCGAAGCAGGAATGACAACTAGCTCTGTTCAATTAAGTCAGGGCAATACATCAGGTGCAAATAGAGATGCTCCTTGCGTTTCTATCGGAATAGACGGAGACCTCTCATAATGGCAAACGGAACAATAGCATTTGATACATTACAGACAAGTGGGCAGATAACAGGCACAGCTAAGTCTGTGGATACAGATTTTGTTGCGACAGGTAGTGCGAAGGTATGGATGAGATGGGATATGTCTGCATCTTCTTTAGCTGACAGTTTGAATGTTAGTGGTTTTACAGATGTTTCAACAGGGATTAGCCAATTCAATTATAGCTCATCCATGGGTGATGCAAATTACACAATAGCTGGTATATCAGGAGAAAAAACTGGAGGTGGTAACAGAGTGTTAGGTGTGAATGGTAACTCAACTGCACCAACAACAGCTTTAATAAGATTTGCATCATTTAATGCATCTTTTGCCGTAACTGATGTAGACCTTAATGGAGCTAATATTAAAGGAGACCTCGCATGACAATAGAAACACCAGAATTTCAAGGCACACATCTTTGGGATAGATTGTGTTGGGCAAAAGAAAAACTAGAGCCACACAGAACAGAATATTGTGTTGTATGGGAAGATCCAGAGACACCTGATGAACCTGCAAAGGTTACACACCCTGACCCT